ATCCGCCCTGGAGCGCGCATAATTCTTGTCCGCAATCGCCTGTAGCCGGGCCTCGCGATCCTTCTCAATCTGGACGTTGAACATCGTGCTGGCAAACTGAGATATCCCCGCGCCCAATCCGCCAAGCGCACCAAGCAATCCTCTACTGGCCATATCAGGCTCCCATTTCTTTTTCGCCTACCGGGACATCTTCATCCGGCAGTGAATCACCATAATCATCTGGCAAGGCTTCAGCTTCGCTTGCCAGCTCTGCGTCATCTACTTGAACCATCGCTTCCTTCAAGCTGGCCACTTCATCTGGAGACAATCCCTGCTCTTGAGCAAACATAATCACCATTTCTTTAAATGCAGATGAAACATCAGCACCGGATACTTGAACCCCCGACGCCTCTGCAATCGTGAATACTTCGTTCAGCGCCATCATTCCCAGGATAGAAAGATTCTCTTCCTTGATGTCGCCATCTGTTTCAGTGTCTGATGCTTCTGCCAGCTTCAAAGCCGCCATGGCCATTAGCCTGGGCTGAGCTCTTTCAGAGTTAGACATAACTTTTGCAATTTCCTCAGACAAATCTTCGGAATACAGCTTTTTGCCCATGTAATTGATTGCTGACTCCAGCGCGGGATCGTCAAGAGCAGGAGCTCCCCCCTCTGCCTGCATAGGAGCCGCTTCATTTTGCAGTAGTCCCGCCATTAGCCTTTCCCTCCGTACAGCACAGCATTTCCGTATTGGTCATATTGCAGCGCACTCGATCTATAAAGGTTCGGCACCTCGTACCGCCCTGTCTCTGGGTTATAAACCGGGGTCTGAATAATCCCGCCTATATTTGCCTGATACCTAGCTAACGCCTCTTCCTCCGCATCCTCCTGCGCTTTCGCAGCGGCGTAACCTTGAAGCATTTGGCCACCAACCATCACTGTGCCAAATTGACCAGCAGGGCCTAGCGCGTTCCAGCCTTTGCCAATCCCGGCAGCGGCACGGCCCAGTAGTCCGGGGTTTACGGCAGGAGCAAGAGAGGCCGCAGTAGTGGCACCTCCAACTCCGCCTACAGCGCCAGGAGCGGCCGCATTAAGGCCGGTAGCCTGACCCGCACCAACTGCATTGCCCAGAGAACTAAAGCCCGAGGGGGCTGTTGTAGAGGCTCCTGTTAAATAATTACCAGTAGTCGCCGCTCCAGCGCCGGCACCAGCACCGGCACCGCCCGTTGCTGTTGTGACGCCCGCGCCAGGCGCTGTATACGCCGGAGTCGCTGTAGCAATCGGGGCAAGACTTGACGCTACCGTACCCGCCCCAGCGCCATAAGCCCCAGTAAAACCGCCCGCTAAAGAGCTACCAGCTCCAGCGATATTTCCAGATGCCAACGCAGTGCCTGCACCCGTGATGCCTCCCCAGGCTGATGCCACACCGGCTTTCGCGCCGGCTATAAACCCCGCTCCGCCGGTCGCCCCTCCGATGCCGCCCAAAAGGGCAGCACCTCCGAAATAAACAGCAGCCGCAATCGCAGCAATCTTTAAAAATTTACTTTGCTTGACCGCCTTCCAGACCTTCTTGACGCCTTTTACAACGCCCTTCACGACCTTCTTGATGACCTTGCCGACCTTCTTTACTACCTTGCTCATGTTTGACCTCGCACATAGGTGCAATTCATAGAAATACGGGAAAAGCCGATCCGGCTAAGAAACTTTAATAGCCTGGGATCGGACTCTGGCTCTAGCTCGATTACGGCGACTTTGATGACCGGGCGAGATTTCACCCACTTGCCGAATTGACGTAGGAGCTTGACTCCCTCGCCGGGTACTCTGGTGTAATACAGCATCACACTGCACTGCTGGCGTTCATACCAGAATGACCGCTCCGCCATTGCCCCCACGGCGGCGACTACCTCACCGTCTATTTCTGACACCCAGACAAAATGGCGGTTGCCAGAGATCGCCTCCGTGGCTGTCTCTGCCATAGAGTCTCTGCAAATTCTGACTGGGAGGGGGTTTTGGCTTACTGATTCTACTGCTAAGTCAACAATAGCTGGCACATCCGCCAGCGTGGCTTCTCTAATCACTTACGGTCTAAGGAAAATAGTTTTACGGAACTTTAGTGTTGGTGTTGGTGTTGGTGTTGGTGTTGGTGCCATCGTCTCCGCCGCCATCATCTCCGCCGCCATCGGTGTTGTTGCCGCCATCGGTGTTGTTGCCAGAAGTATTGGTATCAGGATTAGGGCCTTGGGTGGTGTTGCCGCCTTCCATTCGATCTGTAATGTTTTGCATCAATCCTGGCATTTCCAAAGACAGATTCATTACGTTCTGAGCAGCCAAACTTTTTTGTTGCAAGGTTAGATTGGGGTCAGCGTAAATTGCGGCAATGCCATCCATAGTTGAGTACATAACCGTAGATGCCGCCTGCGCGTTGACCGCATATTTTTTAAACTCACGATCCAACGCATTTTGAGTTGCGTTCCATTCGTTCTGGTTGCTCTGTAAATAAGACTCAAAATTTCTCTGGTTCTGCGCTTCCATAGACTGGAAAGCATGCTGAGTTGCAAGTTGAGTCGCCTGGAACGACTGTGCGTTATTCTGATACGCGAACTGGAAGTCCCTGTCGAGTTGAGCCTGAGTGCCGGAAAACGCAAGCTGAGTCTCTTGCAGCGCTTTCTCTGCGGCAATCTTTGCGGCAGCGATGGACTCGTTAGACGCAAGCTGCGAATTCTGCAAGGTTGTTTGCAGAGCACGATCTAGCTGGTTTTGATTTCCAGTCCAGGTTAATTGCTCGTTCTGCAGTTGCTGCTTCAGCGCCCTGTCGAGCGCATTTTGGTCACCAGTAAATGCAAAATTGCTTTCCTGCAAGGCAGTCTGCAAGGCGCGATCCAGCGCCGACTCTTGCGACGTTAAATCTCGATCAAGCTGGTTTTGTTCACCAGTAAAGGCGAATTGGTTTTTCTGCAATACAGATTGCAACTCTCGATCCAGCGCGTTCTCGCCACTGGTGAAGTCAAACTCATTCTGCTGCAGATACTTCCTCAACTCACGGTCAGCTTCATTTTGCTCTGCAGTAAAGAGCTGCTGGTCATCTTGGAGCAGGCGTTGCGCCTCTCGATTCAAGAACGACTGAATTGCGGTATTAGCCGCATCAGCATTAAACGCACCGGCCTGGTTAATTGCCTCCGCATTGAATCTGTTGGTCACATTTCCTTCACCAACATTAAACATGCTTACGTTGGTGCCTAAAGACGCATCCTGCAGTGCAGCTCTGTTTGCAGCTTCTACGCTCTGAGCATCAGCGCCGGCATAAGTAGCGGCATCCTGCTCCGCAATTCTGGTGGCCGCATCAATTACTGCCTGCTCACTTGCCTGGGCCGCAATAGATGAATTCAACAGACCGCGTTGATTGGCGTACTGCATACCCCGGGTTCTTGCGCTCTGCAATAACGGAGAATTTCTGTTAAGGATCTGGTCTAGCTGATACTGAACAGTTTGCTGTGGAGTTACTTGACGCTCAGTGACGTTGGCCTGCTGGGCATCCGCCACTCCAGATTCTGCGGCCAAAGCCGGATCATAGGTAGCGACCTCTTCTGCAGCTTGCGAAGCGGAAGATTGACTCCCAGTTTCTGCTTCGGACTGCGCGGTGGGTGCTATTTGATTAGAGTTCGCCGCAGCGGCGGCTTGCTCTGCAAGTTTCTGCTGAGCAATAGCCTGCGCTTCGGGCGAGTTCTGGATGCCTGCCAGAATCTCCTCGAGTGGCTGTCCTCCCCTAGCGGCGGTAACAAAAGAATTTATTTCTTCACCAGTAGGCGATCTTCCCAAAAACTGAGAGTACGCTATGCCAACCTCAGATGTGACTCTGTTGCCGAATTCTGGCGACTGGCGGATGTTGTAATTTAGATCATCGACGCTTTTTCCTTTCAACAAATCATTACGCCAGTAATCCAAGCCAGCCTGACGGGCTTCTCTGCCGAGCAATCCTTGAAACGCATCCTGCACACGCTGGTTAGCCACCCCATACGCCTCGTCGCTTCCAGCAAGGCTATATCTGAGATCGTCCAGACTGGCGCCACTATTTAGCCCTTGCTGCCAATAATCAAGCCCAGCCTGTGCCGCATTTCTCCCAACGTATTGCTGGAACAGGGAGTTAATATCACTGGAGTAATCCCGGGGCCCAGGGTCAGCAACAACGCTTGGCATGACTTCGGGGGGATCGACAACCGGCAATGGAGTGTTCCCACCAGTTGGTGGAGCCATAGGGCGAGGCCCACCAGTTTGCGGCACTATTTGATCCGGCTGCATTTCCTTCAGGCGCTTGCGCTCCTCCTCCGTCATAGAGGACATCGTAGTAGTAGGCATATTTTTTACTCGGGTTTGGTGGGCCAGGTAATCGTCGCAGGAAAGTCTGCCTGCTGGGGTACGTCTCTCAATGACTGGCGATAAGCAATCATCTCATCGCTCATAGCCA